CGAAGAACTGTTGGATCGGGTCATGGATCGACTGATAGACGATTTTGGCGGGCAGCTTGATGAAGCTGAATACCAAGGTCGCGAAGTTCCGTTGGGCAAACCCATGCGCGGCGATGTCAAGAAATTCAAGGTCTACGTCAAAGATCCCAAGACCGGAAACGTCAAAAAAGTAAACTTTGGGCATGGTGGTACATCGGCTAAACGTGCTGGCCAAAAGACCATGAAAATCAAGAAATCTGATCCAGCCCGTCGTAGATCATTCCGAGCAAGACATAATTGCGACAATCCCGGCCCACGTACAAAAGCACGTTATTGGTCCTGCAGAGCTTGGTAACATGAGAGCCCGTGAATTTATCACCGAACGTGCCGGAAAACTAGGCCGCCGTAGACAAGCAGCCACGGTAGGACTCAATACGTTCAGTGATCAAGAAAGAACTAGCAGCGATTACACATTGAATCGTGTGATGATGGCCGTGGCCATGGCCGATGGATCCGGAGATCCTATAAACATAGACCACAAAAGCTGGGTAGGCAAAAAACGCACAGCACATCCTTACACCCAAGTTGAACAGGACATGCTCAAGCAAGCATATCGAGCAGCTGGAGCAAACTGGCAAGATCTCAATCACGGAGATCTAGACAGCGAAGAGCTCAAAAGCACCAATGTTGTGAGTCCTATCAAAGCATTCAAGGGATACCCTCGATAATCCCACCCGGCGCTAAATAGTAGTATGGCGCTACCTCCCACACCCCCAGGATATCTCAACTGGAATGATTATATCACCCAGAATGCTCCTGCATTGGCAGCCGCGCAAGGACTCACATTCATGGAAGCCAAGTGTGCTATCAAGTTAGGCGAAGTAGCTATGCCAGTAAGACAAGCAGTGGGCACACCCAGCTACAGGATCTATAATCAATTTGATACCTGGGACACTCGAGCAGTATCGCCCACACAAGGGCGTCCCTGGACTGAATCAGTGCCAGTACCAGAAGGCACAGGACTGATCACCGAAGAAGGAGATGCTTTGTTTACTGAAAATAGTCAGTGGATCGTAGCAGAATAAAGAGAAAATATCATGGCCGGAAACGTAAAAATATCAGATCTGCCCTCAGTGGCGACAATGACAGACAGCACTATAGTACCAGTGGTCTCCAGTGGCAATACCCAGAAGATTGATGGATCGTCAATAAAGTTGTATGTCAATGACGGTCTCGCAAATGTGGCATTCACAGGGGAATATTCTGATCTTGCCAATGTTCCTGATGCCGCGGGAATATCGTATACAGAAACCTCTCCAGCTGATTGGGGAAACGCTTCTGGTAATATTGATAATGTTGGAGAGGCATTAGACTATTTGGCCAATGCCAAAGCAGATCTAGCCACACAAGTGGTGGCATTGACAGAAGGCACTGGATTTGCTATCCCTGGTCCATTTGTAAATGAAGCTGCGGCCCTTGCTGCTGGTGTGCAAGTTGGCGAGATCTATTATGACAACGGCGGTACAGTCCGTGTGGTACAAGGCTAATTAGAATAGTCAACGATGAACAATCCGCCACCATATTCAGATATCTCAGGAATCAGTCGCGCCGCAATGAAAGACAACGCACAGGTCACTGTGGTTGATTACAATGGCAACGCACGCCCTGCTGAACTGGTAGTAGAACAAAACAATCTCAATCTTTTTGCCGGTGACAACAACGGCAATCTAGTACTATTGGCTAATGCCAACGCCACTAAGTTCTACGGTAGCTTCCTAGATCTGCAGACCCAGCTCAATACCGATGTAGGCAATGCTCTTCCAGTGTTGATGCGCACCACGATATCCAACAACCATGTCAGCATCGTTGACGACAGCAAGATCACCATGGATTTCACTGGAGTGTACAATATACAATTCAGTTTCCAGATGCAGAAAACTGACTCTGGCACAGATATAGTCTACATCTGGTTATCAAAAAATGGCCAAGATGTGCCCAATAGCAATACCAGTATTACTATGGTAGGCAATAATACAGCTTATGTAGCAGCATGGAATTTCGTAGTTGAAGCCCAGGCTGGAGATTATTTTGAGATCATGTGGGGTAGCTTGGATTCTAATATGGAGATACTTTATCAACCCATCAACGGCATTGGCCCGGCAATACCCTCTGTAATTCTCACAGTCTGCCAGGTATAATGACTCCCGAAGAGCTCAAGAGACTTGCTGGCATAGGAGTCTATCGCGGTCAAACATCGCCGATCACGGCAGGTTCTAATATCTCAATCACCGGCAACGAAAAAGCGCAGCTGATGAAGAAACACAACATCAAGCCAGGCACCCGGGAGTGGTTCAAACTTTGGTTTAGTCGTCCCTTGTGGTTCAAAGAGTCTTCCAGTAGGTAAATAAAAATGCCGATCGCGATCCTGGCAGATCCACCGGCTCTATGATTGTAAAGGAATCACAGCATGAATACTTATCCAGCAGGTTATTACGTTTATGCCTATCTACGCAAAGATGGCACACCTTATTACATAGGTAAAGGGTCAGGAATACGTGCTTGGACCAAAGGATCAAAAGAAGTTGGCAAACCCACTGATCTTTCTAGAATAATAATTATTGAATCCAATCTAACCAGTGTCGGCGCATTTGCCATCGAACGTAGACTTATACGTTGGTATGGAAGAATCGATCAAAACACCGGCATTCTGCGAAATCAAACCAATGGCGGCGATGGTGGCAATGGTGCACAACCTGGTAACATTTTATCCGAAGAAACAAAGAAGAAAATATCAATAGCACATACAGGCAAGAAAAGAAAACCAATGAGTGAGGAATCAAAGAAGAAACTTTCAGAATCGATGAAAGGAAAAAATCTCGGTAAAAAGTTATCTGAAGAAAGGCGGCAACAAATTTCAAATGCACTCACTGGAAGAAAAAGAAAACCATTGTCATATGAAACTAAACAAAAAATAAGAGAAAGTAACTTGGGTAGATCAAACGGTCCAATGCCAGATGAACAACGTAAAAAAATCTCTCTAGCATTGAAAGGCAAACCAAAAACTTCAGAATGGATCGCTAAACAAAGAGCAAGTCTATTAGAATATTATTCTAAAAAGAATTCTAAACAAATAGGACCTTGACTATTTTCTAAGCCGTATCTGACCGGTGAGCATCCTCTCGGAGCCCTAGGTAAAGATTCCAGCTAGGATGTCGCACACCGGTATAGGTAGTTTTGACCGAATCTACTAGCTTCCAATAGTTTGGTTTATACGGTGCTTTGTTTGGGCGCCATACTTTGTTGCCCTTTTCGCTGTTACAATCTTTGCAGCAAGTCACACAGTTTTCCCATGAAGTGACCCCACCTTGTGCTCTGGGTATCACATGGTCTATGGTAAGATGTTTGGCTCCTAGGGTATCGTTACAATACTGGCAAGTGAATAGATCTCTGAGATAGAGATTGTGCCGGCTAAATCGCATTGAACCGCTCTTCCCAAAACCTTTTTTAGTCACAGCCACAGCAGGTACCCGCATCTCTAACTTGGAACTACGTACGGTCCAATCGTCATACCATTCCAGAACTTGTATTTTGTCCAAGAAAAACAATTTGATGGCAGTCTGCCAATCTATAGTGCTCAACGGCAAGTAATTAACGGGTTGGTAATCGGGCGCTAATATCAGTGTATCACTCATAAGAATATTTATATGTGCATATTTTGGTAAGTAATTGTATGTCAAAAAGTCTCGAAGGCGTACTAGTCAAAGCACCACATCGTCGACAACCTTATACACAGGAGCAGATTGACGAGTTTATGAAATGCGCGGATCCCGAAACAGGACCCTTCTATTTCATGCGAAATTTTTTCTATATACAGCATCCGTTACATGGAAAGATGTTGTACGAACCCTACGAGTTCCAAGAACGCTTGATCGCGACTTATCACAATTATAGATTCTCTATATCAATGATGCCAAGGCAAACGGGCAAATCCACGTCGGCTGCTGGCTATCTTCTTTGGTATGCTATGTTCGTGCCGGATTCAACGATTCTGGTTGCTGCCCACAAGTACTTAGGCGCCCAAGAGATCATGCAACGTGTGAGATATGCCTACGAAGCCTGTCCAGATCATATCCGTGCTGGTGTGGTCAGTTACAACAAAGGATCGATAGAATTCGACAACGGTAGCCGTATCGTGAGCCAGACCACTACAGAGAATACCGGTCGAGGTATGAGTATCACGCTCCTGTATTGTGACGAGTTTGCTTTCGTGCGGCCAACTATAGCCAGAGAGTTCTGGACTTCCATAACGCCCACACTGAGCACAGGTGGTAAAGCCATTATTACTTCCACACCCAATTCAGATGAAGATCAGTTTGCCCTGATCTGGAAAGGTGCCAATAAACTGGAAGATGAGTACGGTAATCCCACTGACCTTGGCATCAACGGATTCCGTGCTTTCCGTGCATTCTGGAGAGAACATCCGGATCGCGATGACGCTTGGGCCTCTCAGCAACGCCAGATCTTGGGAGAAGATCGATTTCGCCGAGAGATGGACTGTGATTTCATTATCAATGATGAGACCTTGATCGCTCCTACAAAATTGATTGATCTACAATCTTCGGACCCCGTCTATAAGACCGGTCAGGTGCGCTGGTTCCGGGCGCCCCGGCCCGATCGCATCTATGTAGTGGCCCTGGATCCTAGTCTGGGCACAGGTGGAGATCCTTCGGCCATACAGATATTCGAAGCCAACACTACAGAGCAGATTGGCGAGTGGCGACACAATCGTACTACCATTCCGGAACAAATTCGTATACTAGCCGATATCTGCCGGCATATCAATGAAACAGTAAAAGATTCCAAAAGCATTTACTACACAGTGGAAAATAACACCATCGGTGAAGCTGCACTGATATCCATCGCCGAGTATGGAGAAGAAAATATACAAGGCTATTTCCTCTCTGAGCCCGGGGGAGGCAGTGGGCGTAGATATCGCAAGGGTTTCAACACCGCACACAAGCCCAAACTAGCGGCCTGTGCCAAACTCAAGAATCTATTAGAAACTGGCCGGATGACCATACATTCTGCTAGCCTGATATCAGAACTCAAAACATTCGTGGCCCATGGAACCAGTTATGCGGCTAAATCCGGAGAAACAGACGATCTAGTGATGGCCACTGTGCTGGCCATACGCATGATGCAGATCTTGCAGAGTTATCATGCTGAACTAGATACCCAACTGCGAGATCACTCTGATAACATGATAGAACCCATGCCCTTCGTGGCCATGTTCTAATAAATACATCACTATGAGCCAATCCAACACCGCTAGCCAGCAATTATACGACCTATTAGTAGCACGTGATTTTGATCCAGAAGCCTTGGATCCTTTAGGAAAGCCCGCTGCCGATCCCGGAGATGCCAACATCATCAGTTTTGATTATCAGACTCTAGAGAAAAATTATGGTACAGTAGTAGCGGTGCTGGATGACGATAACAATCTAGACATATACTTTGGCGACAACATGGGCAAAACCATGGAGGCCGACGATCGCAGAGATTGGTATGATTTCCTCTATCTCGTGCGCATGTTTGCCAAGCGCAACCTGTTGACATTTGGCATACAGAACATCAGTCGCTTGAAATTCAACATGAAGACCATGGCAGCGGTCAAAGAAGGTCTGTTTGAAGGATACTACGGCAATAAACGTATCTCTTACAGTGATCAGCCATTGAAAACACGCCTCAAGATACGGCACAATCGAGACCTTGGAGAAGGCGAAGCCAGATACCGTGCCATAGAAAGCCTGTTCGTGGAAACAGCTGACGGTGAAGTTTTTCGTGTGCCCAGCCGTAGTCTCACACACGGTCGCATGTTAGCCCGACACGTCGCAGAAGGCGGAAATCCCTATGATGCATTTGGGCAACACATCAACGAAATAATCTCTGAGATGGGCACACTTTCTAAATTTATCCGTGCTGCCCGCAGCAAAGATTACGATGGCCCTGCTGCCCACATGGTAGAATCAGCGATCAGACATTACACCGATCTCAAAGCCAAAGCCAAAAAAATGATCAGTCGTCGTGGGTATCACGAAGCCCGGGATTCGTTTGATCCCGCAGAGATTACTAGTACCAATGAAGCAGTCGAAACAATTCGCGAACTATTCATACAACAGAGTCTCGATCCGAGAGTAGAACAAGCACTACCTATTTTAGCAAAGCTACAACAAAAAGAAATTCCAGAAGTTGAGATGTTTGAACAATGGGCCGATCAGATAACCGAAGGAACATGGGCCCTACCTAGCACACCAGAACAAAAGAAAAAACTACAACAACTGATGAGCCAAGAACTCATTGTTGGCCCGGATGCTACCAATGCCACTGAACAGTTATATGACCTTGTTGGCGACGATACTTTATTCGATATCCTCGATGAAATCTCGACGATAGATCCAGATGCTAATGCATGGGATGATCCGCGTGTGCAAAAAAGATTGCGTGAATTAGGAATATCATTCACTGAAGTCGACCAACAAGCCGATGCCGATCGATCATTTGACCAATCACCAAAAACTGCATGATTGTCACTGGTATCCCAAATCAACTTTGGACAGTAAAGAATTTTTTTGAACCAGACAGGTTCCATTCCATTAGGAACCTTTATCGTAAAAATCGTACTAATTTGAACATGCAGTATGATGATCGCATACTGAGTTCTTGGTCCGATAGCCCAGAATTACAAGAGATCGTGCGATCCGAGCATGCACGTATAGAAGAGATAACCAAACGATGCTTGGCACCGCAGGTGGCCTATGTCAGCATAGATCTTTCAGGCAGCGGCATAATGATGCATAGGTTACATCCAGATATCTTCGTGCAAGTGCAGATAGCCATGTCCGATGAACCAGATGTCCGTATGGAATTTGCATTTTGCATCAACGCCCAGATCAACCAAGAGTCAGAGATCGATTATCAACCCATCAGGAAGATCTCCAGGCATGATGTAGAATTGGTCCCATACGAACCCAATACTGCATCGATCTACGTAAATGATCCTCGGGGGTTTGTTGGGATGCCAGGCAAAGTTCCGCCTAATTCGGTGAGAGAAGTATTGGTTCTTAGTTATACACGAGCGTATTGAAACATCACGCTGGTTCGTGTGGCATGTCCCCCATATACCCAATGAGGTTTGAGATCTGAGTTGATATTGATATAACCGTGATTGGGTCGCAATTCAACCTGATACGGGGGCTCAACATGCAAAAACTCTGCTCCCACACAAGGCACATCGGCACCTGGGCTAGTATGTATATAGATCTGATAGTTCACATAAAGCTCTGGAGAATCTCCATGTATCTGACACCCAAACTGAGGCAAATCTAACCAGAACTTGGCTTCGATGAAATTGAGTTCACATCCGGCGATCTCTGACAATGCCGGTAACTGTGCCAGCCCAATCTCGTTGAGTCTAGCTTGATCGTGAGTGTTATATTTGAGTTGTAGTCTTTTTTTCAGTGCGCCAGCTACAAATTCATTCCCCTCCGTTTCAACGATGTTAGCCAACCATTCGAAAGTTTTTTGGTCGAAACAAGAATCCACTACCCATAAGTTAGGGGCCACCATCTCTAGCGAAGAAAGAGCATCATAAATTTTGACTTGCTGTATTGTCATGCTATAATATACCTATGCTAGTGATATTTAAACGATCAACCAGAATGGTGATATTATTTCACCATTCTGCTCGACTGTGCTAAATATCTTTGCTACACTCAGTTGGGTGTATGCAAGGCATACATAGGCAAATTTAGGCAACGAAAGGAAAATTTCAACTATGGCATCTTTAGCAGAAATCCGCGCACGTCTCCAAGCCGCTGAGACGAACAAAAGCGGTCAATCCCAAGGCGGCGACAACGCAATTTATCCCCACTGGAACATGGACGAAGGGCAGAGCGCAGTAGTGCGTTTCCTGCCTGATGGTGATTCCAAGAACACTTTCTTCTGGGTCGAACGAGCGATGATCAAGCTCCCGTTCGCCGGAATCAAAGGAGAAATGGATTCTAAGCAAGTAGTAGTCAACGTTCCTTGCGTGGAAATGTGGGGGGAAGCCTGCCCAATCTTGGCAGAAGTGCGTACCTGGTTCAAAGATAAAAGTCTGGAAGACATGGGTCGCAAGTACTGGAAGAAACGCAGCTACATCATGCAAGGTTTCGTCCGCGAGAATCCTCTCTCAGAAGACAAGACTCCAGAAAATCCTATCCGTCGTTTCATCATCGGTCCCCAGATCTTTACCTTGATCAAGTCGGCCTTGATGGATCCTGAACTGGAAGAACTGCCAACTGACTTGATGCGTGGTCTGGACTTCCGTATCACCAAGACATCAAAAGGCGGATACGCTGACTACAACACTTCCAAATGGAGCCGCAAAGAGTCAGCACTGACCGAAGTGGAACAAGCCGCGCTGGAAGCACATGGCCTGTTCACACTGTCAGACTTCCTGCCCAAGAAGCCCACTGAAGTCGAACTCCGGGTAATGAAAGAGATGTTCGAAGCTTCGGTAGATGGACAACCATATGATTCCGAGCGTTGGGGGCAATACTTCCGACCAGCCGGCGTAGCAGCACCCGCCGCATCTTCTTCGGCGCCCGCAGCGGATGAAGACACAGCACCAACTCAGTCTGCACCTGTAGCCAAAGCTGCCCCGGCATCAAGCGGTTTTGATGATGAGGATGATGTCCCGGCGCCGACCGCACCTGTGCAAGCTAAACCTGGCCCACAAAAAGCCGAAGATATTTTGGCTATGATCCGTGCTCGCCAAAAGTAACTAGGTGCATAGCAGTTCTATCGTTCTAGAAAACTACAATTCGCCGATTATCATCGAAAAAAATCGACTGGTAATCGGCGACCATCTTGGTGGTTTTGATGATAGACTGTTGTCTCATATCTTGGATCGTGTTGTGTTAGTAGCAAAAGAAAAAAATATAAAACAAGTTGACACTGGATATTTGTTTGACGAAAAAATACGATCGTCCTATCCAGGAATCGACTTTCGTTATGATCAATCTTTGATTGGGGGACGTGGTTGGGAAACATTAGTCAACTATCGTGTACACCCAGAAATTGATTTCAAAAATTTCTTGTGCAGTTTCAACGGCTCTGCGCATGTGAGCCGGCGCTTACTGGTAGCTCTACTCAACCGTCTCGGATGGTTTGACAAAAATTATTCTAGTAAAAATTTCGTATTTTCTAAAAACACGCTCGACGGACATCTTGTTGATCTGACTGGAGATCGATCGAGGTTTTACTTGAAATTTTTTGTTGATCAACGGGATGACTTTTACAACCAGATCGTTTCGTTTGATTATGATCGCGGAAATCATCTACGGCAATAGTCTAAAACACTTGGAAAAATTAAACTAACTACAGAGTTTCGTCCATATTGTCTAGTGAAACTATGTCCACTAGTTACTATCCGTTTATCACAGAGAAGTTCATCTACAGCATAGTGACACGCGGACTTTTTCTAGCATGGGCACAGCCTAGTTGGCATCATAATCTTGAAAAATATTTTGGTTTTAGAAAATATGAAACCTTGTTCGATTATTCATTTGATCAAGTGCTCAACCCGGTAGAGAGATTGCTATCGCTGACATCAATGATTTCAAAATTTAGTGTTTTGACTCCCGATGATTGGAAAGATCTATATCACCTAGAAAGTGATACTATAGAGTACAATTATGATCACTATTTTAGCAAAAACTATATAAAACATCTTGAGAAGTTTTGTTGATCCAAGTATACTACACAAAAAATAAAGGATTTTATCATGGCTAAACCATTTGATGTATCGAAATTCCGCAAGGAAATCACCAAGTCAATCGATGGACTCAGTATTGGCTTCAATGATCCCACCGACTGGATCTCCACGGGCAATTATGCACTGAATTATCTCATTTCCGGAGATTTCCATAAAGGTGTGCCATTGGGTAAAGTCACTGTGTTTGCAGGTGAATCGGGCGCAGGTAAGTCTTATATCTGTTCCGGCAACATCGTGCGACACGCACAAGAGCAAGGGATCTTTGTTGTGTTGATCGACACGGAAAACGCCCTAGATGAAGCATGGTTGCATGCATTGGGAGTAGACACTGATGAAAGCAAACTGCTCAAGTTGAGCATGGCCATGATCGACGACGTGGCTAAAACTATTTCGACTTTCATGAGCGATTACAAAGCGTTACCGGTCGATGAAAGACCCAAGGTAATGTTTGTAATTGACTCGGTAGGTATGTTACTGACTCCTACCGATGTGAATCAGTTCGAAGCTGGCGATATGAAAGGCGACCTCGGACGCAAAGCCAAGTCACTCACTGCACTAGTCCGCAATTGCGTAAACATGTTTGGTAACTACAACGTAGGCATGGTATGTACCAATCACACATACGCCAGCCAAGACATGTTTGACCCAGATGACAAGATTTCCGGTGGTCAAGGGTTTATCTATGCAAGTTCTATCGTCGTCGCTATGCGTAAACTCAAGCTCAAAGAAGACGAGGATGGCAACAAGATCAGTGATGTCATGGGTATCCGTAGTGCTTGTAAGGTCATGAAAACACGTTATGCCAAACCTTTCGAGGGTGTGCAGGTCAAGATCCCCTATGAAACTGGAATGAATCCTTATTCGGGGCTTACTGACCTAGCCGAGAAAAAAGGTCTTCTCAAGAAAGACGGAAACAAGCTCATGTTTGTTTCCAGCGACGGAGAGATCATCAAGTATTTCCGCAAAGGATGGGAAGCCAATGAAGACGGCTGTCTAGATAAAGTCATGGCAGATTTCAGAAATCTGAAGACAGAGGTAAGTACATCTGATTCTGAAACGGAGGAATAATTATGCCAGTAGCATTAGCCAGTGAAGTCTGGGGAGAACTCAAGCGTTACATCAGTACAGTCGATCGCGGTGAAGCCGCAGAAACCCTGGTCAATATCTTGATAGATAACGATGTTGATGCCGAATCGATCAAAGCAAACTTCAAAGGTGACGCAGACATCAAACGTGCATTACAAAGTTATCTCGACGATCTCGAAGAGGAAGATCTCGACGAGGAAGACGAGGACGACTACGACGATAGTTATTGATGTCCGGTAAATATTTCCCCATCAAGACAGCCACCGCTTGTCAATTGAAATGGAATTGGTCCACTTTGTATCTACACGGTGGAACCACTGCTAGTTGTCATCGTACTGGCTGGGGGAAATTGACCCCGGAAAACTTTGAAAGTTTCCATAACACAGAGAAAAAGCAACAAGAGCGCCGGATGATGCTTGATGGCAAATGGCCTACTGAGAGTTGCCATTATTGCCGAGAGATAGAAGAATCTGGGGGATTCAGCGATCGTATGCTGCATCTACAGATTCCAGATATGTCTCCACCTGAACTAGATCAAGATCCTACTCTGGTTTCAGTTACTCCTACGATCTTAGAAGTGTTTTTCAACAACACTTGTAATCTTTCTTGTCTATATTGCATACCCGAACTCAGCAGCAAGATACATCAAGAACATGTAAAATTTGGTAACTTTGAATCACACGGAGTGCGTTTACTACCAGCACCCAGGGATGACAATTATTCCATCCTACTTGGAAAATTCTGGAAATGGATGGATGCTAATTCACTGAATCTCCGTAGATTCAATGTGCTAGGCGGAGAGCCATTTTATCAAGAAGAATTCTATCGATTGATCGATTACATCGAACAAAAGCCACATCCAGATCTTGAGCTAGGGATAATCACCAATCTCATGGTATCAGAAGACAAACTAAGAAAACTGATCGACCGTCTCAAGATTTTGTTGGCCAAACGACATCTAAGACGTGTAGATCTTACATGTAGCATTGATTGTTGGGGGCCAGAGCAGGAGTACGTAAGACACGGGCTAGACCTCGATACTTGGGAAAGAAACTTTGAGTTTCTATTAGAAAATAAATGGCTTACCATACATATCAATCAAACAATATCTGTGTTGACTATCAAAAGCATGCCCGCATTGCTCGAAAAACTGATAATTTGGCGGCAGCAACGCCCAGTGGGTCATTTCTTTTCATCGATATCATTTGAACCAAGATATCTTATGCCGCACATCATGGGACCTGGTGTGTTTGATAAAGATTTTGACTCTATAATAGCATTGATGCCCGACGAAACAGATCAAGATCGGGCCGCTATATCTTATATGAAAGGTATACGCGATCGTATAGAACATGCGAAACCAGACCAAGACGAAAAACGAAATCTAAAAATTTTTCTCGATGAAAAAGATCGGCGCCGTGGTAACAATTGGAGAGAAATTTTTCCGTGGCTGACAAAGGAGATTGACGATGTGGTACAGTAAAGTAGTAGCGAATCTTGCAGCTATTCCTGATATGATCGCTTACTATGAGCACGAGCTTGACGAAGCGAAAAAAGAGTGTCGCATCGGTGGATATGTAGAATCTAATATCAAAGAATTGCCTGGTATCACCGAACATCGATTCAACCAGCTACAAGAAATTGAAGCGATCCTCAATTACCTCAACATACAACTGAGAAAAATACGCCGGCGCCACTTCCAAAAATATCTTGAAGCATATGCACGACAACTCACTAGCAGAGATGCAGAAAAGTATGTCGACGGCGAAGATGAAGTCATTGATTTCGAGACTATCATCAACGAAGTAGCATTACTACGTAATCGTTGGTTAGGTATTATGAAAGGACTAGATACCAAACAATGGCAAATGGGTCATATCGTCCGACTTCGTACAGCAGGCATGGAAGACATCCAGGTATGACCGAAAGGCTGCGTAAACACGATCGGCAAAACGATCGTGTTTTACGATATCTGGAAAAATTTCCCCTCAGAAGATCTCAGGAACGGTGGGTTCCGAGACATAATAACAAAAGACCTTGTTGATTCTGACATAGCATTAGATCAAGTCAAAGATTTTCGTTGGGTATTCGATCTCAAGCCCGAAGGAATATCTGCTGACGATCTGTCAGGGGTCTATCAGTGGTTCCAGGAACTAGGAGTTCCAGCAGATCAGTTCCGCGTGGCATTCAGTTGTGTAGAAGAAGTAAGCTCTTTGCCATATCCGGCTGTGTGTTTGCCGGATCGATTGATCTACAACGGCAATTGGTGGATGCATCTTGATCATTATCACATAGACTGGAAAAATCTATCAATGACACACCAATTGGTATGCCTTATGCGAAGACCCAGTATAAGCCGAGGTACACTGGCCAAGAGATTGTTGACAAAATTCAATCTCGATGATGTTATCATGACCTTTGGTACCAATGGCACTGATGCCAGCGAAGATATAAAACGCCTGATATGGCCCAGGCCATACCCAATGATCGTGGATCGACCCATGGCTGATCAGGTATTCCAACACAGGATCGATCATGATTTTTTCTACAAAGCTCCGACTAATCTTGTCGTAGAGAGTTCCAGCCAGACAGATCCCAATGTGTGGCGCAGTATTTTCATCACAGAAAAAACCTTCAAAGCCCTGGCCTGGCACCAATTTCCTATATGGTATGCTGTCCCAGGGTTGGTGGACCAAGTGCGTAAACTGGGATTTGATGTGTTTGATGACTTATTAGAAGATCATTCTTATGATAGCATACAAGATCCTTGGGTCAGGATGACCCATGTGGTAGCTCTAGTCCGGAGATTCTGCGATAAAGATACTGTTTCACTGAGAATAGAAAATTGGCAGCGTTTGGTAAAAAACGCACAACTTATCAGAGAGATACATACAACAGCTATAACAAAACACACAGAAGAATTGAAACGATTGATCTATGGCACTTAGCTCTTTCCGTAACGCACAAGAAAGTCATGCCCATAGCCGTCTCACGTTAGACGTGCTATACGAATATGATGACTTCATGGAAAGCGTGGGTAAAGTAGCAGATCTGGGATCCGGACCAGAAGCTCTTGACGCGATCTGGTGGGCCGAAGCCACGACACGCGACGATCCTCCGGTGCCTTTGAACATACAAGTAGTCGCTGTAGATCAGCTCGAGCACATATCAATTGACAAGAGCAACAAAAATATCAGCTATCAGCGCACGGACCTTGAAACATGGAAAGAAGCCAAGAGAAAATTTGACGTGCTTTGGTGCCATGATACTTTCCAATACATGACTAATCCTTTGCAATGCTTGGCCAATTGGTGGCAAGTCACAGCAGATGATGGTATGCTAGTGCTGATCTTGCCCCAGACCACTAACATGGAATTCAACGATCAGGCATTTGATCTTCCGTCGGGGTGTTATTACAATCACACCTTGACCAGTTTGATTTATATGTTGGCCACCACTGGTTGGGATTGCAACGCTGGTTTTTTCCAGAAAAAAATCACGGATCCTTGGTTGCACGCGATAGTATATAAAAGTAAACAACTGCCACGTGATCCCAAAAACACCACATGGTATGATCTTGTTGAATCCGGTCTACTTCCAGATTCGGCAGTAAAAAGCATCAATAAGTATGGATATCTGCGGCAAAGAGATTTGATTTTGCCATGGTTAGATAAGAGTTTCCACTGGTTCGGCCAACAATGAGTATAATAAACGACATCTATCAGCAACAAATACGAGACATGCATAGCCGCGGCAAGTTCAACAACGGGGCCAAGCAGTTCAATCTCGTGCGTCCTTTTTTGGATCAGTATCGTCCACGTGACCTCATTGATTTTGGGTGTGGCAAAGGTGCTTTGATCAATACTATAAAAGAAAATTATCCAGATATAGATGTCTATGGTTATGATCCCGGGAACCCTGACTTCGCCCAGATACCGGACCGAGATTTTGATGCTATCATATCAACTGATGCCATAGAACATATCGAGCCAGAACATCTGGCATCTAGTCTATCTCTCATGAGCGATAAAATGCAGAGGTGTGGATTTTTCCGTATAGCCTGCCATCCGGCCAAGAAAAATTTACCAGATGGAAGGAACTGTCATCTCATCGTAGAAGAACCGACCTGGTGGAGACAGCAGATACTTGAAAACATGAAAGCGGAGATCGTCTGGGAAAGAGTCGAACCGTTTGATCGTAGAGAAAAGCATCCTTTGTTGTTTGGTAGCAAATATGATGTGATATTGCGCAAATTATGAAAAAAATCGTACTAGTTACTGGTGGATTTGATCCAGTACATTCTGGACACATCGCTTATTTCAAAGCAGCTAAAACCTTGGGCGACATGCTGATCGTTGGATTGAATTCCGATGAATGGCTCGAGAGGAAAAAAGGTCGAGCATTCATGCCTTGGAACGAAAGGCTTTGCGTGATCAACAATCTCGCCATGGTTGATGAAGTCTATACGTTTGACGACGAGGATGGATCAGCACGACATTTTATACAGCAGGTGCGGGCGCATTATCCTGATGCTGAACTGATATTCGCCAACGGTGGAGATCGCACTGCGAAAAATATCCCCGAAATGGACGTAGTAGATTCCAACTTACGTTTCGAGTTTGGAGTAGGCGGCGAAGACAAAAAAAATTCCAGCAGTTGGATATTAGAAGAATGGCGTGCTCCAAAAACACAGAGGCCCTGGGGGTATTATCGCGTACTGTTTGAGCCAAACAAAAACGTCAAACTCAAAGAACTCACGGTAGAACCCGGACAAAGACTCAGTATGCAACGCCATGATGACCGCGGTGAATTCTGGTTTGTCAGCGAAGGCGTCGCTACCGTTTATACGTTGGATGCCGGTACAGACCTGGATCTCTTGGGAACATACTGTGCGCACCAACATCTATTCATCCCCCAAGGAAGCTGGCATCAGCTTTGCAACGAGACCCAGGAGCCTCTCAAATTGATAGAGATACAGTACGGAGATCGTTGCGAGGAGACAGATATAGAAAGAAAACAATTATGAAACCTATTCCAGTATTCATTGGCTATGATCCCAGAGAGGCTATAGCATACCATGTCTGTGCCAACAGCATCATACGTAATTCCTCCGCCCCTGTGGCGATCGTTCCCATCGCATTGAATCTATTCAAAGACTATCAAGAAACACACAACGATGGCAGCAACCATTTTATCTACACTCGTTTCTTAGTACCGCATCTCATGGATTTCAAGGGCAGAGCTATATTCATCGATGGTGACATGATTGTGCGTGGAGATATAGTAGAGTTATATGAAATGATGGATCCGGCTTCTGATGTAGCCGTAGTCAAGCATGATTACAAAACAAAAATGAAGGAAAAATATCTAGGTTCAAAAAACGAAGATTATCCTAGAAAGAATTGGAGTTCTGTGATCGTGTGGAATTGCAACAGCTGGCCCAACAAAAAACTCACCCCCGAGTTCGTACAGTCGCAGCCCGGCAGCTATTTGCATCGATTTTCATGGATCGACGACTCCCGCATACAAGCATTACCACCAGAATGGAATTGGTTGCCAGATGAATATGGACCAAACCCTAATGCCAAGCTCTTGCATTACACACTGGGAACACCCTGTTTCCACGAATTCGCAGACACTCCCCAAGCCGATGAATGGCACCGAGAGCGCATCTATACAGAATACTGCCAGCAAAGATTATAAACATGGATCAAGATCAGTCAACGGAATTACCAAACGACCGTGGGCCACGAAATGCCATCGATATCAATGATCTCAGTTACCCAGATGATATAAAACAAATCTTTGGTATGATCAAGATGCATCTACTTGATCCCCAGGGCCAGTATGGAGAAAAAGTTTCAACATCGGACATAGCGAAACGATTACAAGAAATCAACGGGCCCACTAGATTGATAGGTATCAGCGAATATTCGGAGGTATCTGACAAAGCCAAGCAAAAAGGATTGACCATGGACGGAATAATAGAAAGTTTTGTGATAGGCGCCAATGGTTACGTGAGTACTTGGGATAACGCAGAAAATCTAAACAATCCGATATGTCTTCGTAGCATCGCCAAGCGCAAACAGATGAAGACGTGCGAAGCGACAGGTAGAGATTATTATTATATCGATACAGGTTACTTTGGCAACGACAAACACAAAATCTATCATCGCGTGACAAAAAATGCCATGCAATGGTTGGGCCCAATCGAAGACAGACCAGGTGATCGGCTAGAACGAATAAAAATCAAAGTGTTCAAGCATTCCAAGGGCAGCAAAATATTGATATGTCCGCCCAGCGAAAAAGCCATGAAATATTGGGATCTCGATCTCGATGTTTGGATGGAATCCACGATCAATGAAATCAAGAAACATTCTGATCGCCCCATTGAAATCAGATACAAGCAACCACGACATGTGCGGGTGAATGAAAATACTATGAAGCAAGCATTAGATGATGATGTACATTGCATGGTCACTTTCAACAGTATCGCAGCAGTAGAAAGTCTTATCTATGGAAAACCAGTATTCACCATGGGGCCAAATGCTGCACACCATTTAGCTAATCAAGATCTCAGTAAAATCGAAAATCCATTTATGCCAGATCGAGATCAAGTGTGGAAATTGTTGTGCTGCCTGTCATATCATCAATTCACTGTGGAAGAAATGCGCCAGGGATATGCCTGGGCAGTGCTAAATGAACAAGCATGAAGGTAGCTGTTTATCTATCCTCAGTACCAAAAAAAGCCAAGCATGACGCTAAAAGAGCTATATTGCAGAGATTTGTCCAGGGAGTTGTCGCGGCCGGTGATGATTGCCATATAGTCGATGGCGTGAATTCTATCATCGATGCTGATGTAGCAGTGATACAAGGATGGATAGGAATGAAATCTGGTCCACACCTCACGGCCAGAAAACGAGTCATCGATCATCAGAGATCTCTGGGAAAACATACCTTGATCATTGATAGCAATCTGTTTGGATTTTTAGATCCAAGCAACAAAGATCGTTATCTACGCTACAGCCTTGATGGTATCTTCCCTACTACCGGTTATTATTTTAGTAATAACATAGATCACTCCAGATGGGACACGATCAAACAAGCCTATGGGCTCGTTGAACGACCATGGAGATCCGGAAACACGGTATTGGTCTGCTTGCAAAGAGAACACGGTTGGAGCATGGGCACGCTGGCATTGCAATCGTGGCTAGATGATATATTGCCCAAGATCAGACTCTACACGGATCTACCTATAGTGATACGAGAACATCCAGGAGATCCGGACAGATTGTCTACTATCAACATCTGCGTAGACAATTGGAAGAAATCAAACAATCCCAGTATCATACAAGATCTAGATTCTGCACGATGCACGGTCACTTATAATTCGAGCCCAGGTGTTGCTAGCCTACTACTTGGCGTACCTGTGATAGTCACAGATCCCAATCCTCGTAACAGCCAAGTTTATCCTTGGTGCATGACGGATCTATCCAAGATCAACGAGCCTGAATTAGTGGATCGTGGACCGTTCTATCATCAGATTTCCCAATGCCACTTTGATGATCAAGAAGTAGTTTCTGGATATGCATGGAGATTCATGCGATCTCGCTTGCCCTAGTTCTGCCAGTAATCAACGTCTGGATGGAAAATCGCACTGTCAGCATCGCCTTTCCATTGGCTCTTGCCTAGTTGTTTGCGTCGATTTCCTTTGAGGTGGTCGATGTATGCCCCCAGGGCCGAAGCGATAAAAGGATGCCCTGGACCTTTGCCGTGGGTTTCAGGACTGAGGTTGTGGAAGTAAGTATTTTTCGATAACTGGAACTCTCTGCGCAACACGTCAAACACAAAACTGTCGTGATATTCTCTTAGATTGAAGAGATCTCCAGTGACATAGAGATCTCTCCATCTGTTGATGAAACTTTCTAAATCAGGGTGCTTGAGGTTGTATGCGACCCATCCACATTCAGAATGATATTTTTCCCTGCGTCCCAGATAACAGGCCATGGCTTTGGGATCGCAAACCTCTGGTAGGAAGGTCTCGGGGATGGATCTGAATGTTTTACTGTCAGCATCTAACCAGATGACCCAATCGGAGTCAATGTGTTGACAAGCATGTATCACGGCAAAAACTTTATGGCTAAACCGCACTGCGTCCCATTTGAAAGCATTGTCTTTGAAAGGTAGATTGGTATCTTTGGCTATCATTCCGTTGGCGATGGGATTATTGGCATGTTGTTTTTTGAAACCAACTAGATCCGGACTAGATTCCAACAGATCTAAGATTTTTACACGATCGCTGGTGATATCTAGCTGACAATTTTCTGTATAGACATAGAGGTCCACAGATCTGGGCCAAAAACGATCAAAAGACTCTACCATGGATCTACCATAAAGATCCAAGCCTGACTGATTGAAAGTGGTAATTACTGTGTACTTCATCTGAGATATTTAGTGATCAAAAACATAGCCTATTTTCCTCTTCAATGCGCCAAAAATGCCGGTCCAGTGATGGATGCATTCCTTGGCAGTTGTAGGACCGTTGGGATCACTCCTCGGGAAAACAGTTGGGACAGCGATGCAGCAGTGATATGGTCAGTGCTGTGGAACGGACGCATGGCAGCTAATCGCGAAGTCTATGAAAAATATCGTGGTCAAAATCGTCCAGTGATCATTATTGATGCTGGGGCTCTCTATAGAGGCACCACATGGAAGATAGCTGTGAACCATATCAACGCCCTGGGATATTATGGACATCGATCTGATCTGGATTGGGATAGGCCTAAAAAATTAGGCATGAGTCTTGGGTGTGCTCTGCCAGGTAGTCAGGCGGTCCTGATCGCCTCGCAGCATGGATCGAGTATGCAAGTAAGCGGGCTAGAGTCAGTGGAATCATGGATACGGGATCAGATATCTGTCATACGTAAACACACAGATCGTCCTATATTGATACGCCCACATCCTAGATATCCTCTGGACCTATCGTGGATTGGCGCCGGTGTTTCCGTGGAAATACCCTCTAAGATGCCAGATACCTATGACAGTTTCAATTTGAGATTTGATTATCAAGCACTGGTCAACTACAACAGCGGCCCAGGAATACAAGCCGCTGTCGAGGGATGCCCGGTGATCGTAGATCAGACCAGCCTAGCGCATCCTATAAGTATCACATATTCAGACATAGAACGACGTCCTCAGGTAGACAGAGATCAATGGTTCGTTGAGATTTGCCACACTGAATACACTCTACAGGAAATAAGACAAGGTGCATGGCTAAAAAGGATAAAAGACCATCTGTGATGAAAAATAACGTCATCGATTGCGCATGTCTTATACATGATGTAAAATATTCGTGGCAGTATGTGGACAAGCTCTACAACAGCCTTTGCCGTAATCTCACACCGGCAGTGAAGATGCATGTGTATACCGAAGCATCGCGTACAGTGCCTAGCCATATGATACACCATCACCTCGAAGAATGGTCGGGTGTGCGTGGCCCAAAGAAATCTTGGTGGTACAAGGTACAGTTGTTCAACCCCGCCCATCACATCGGCCCTTTGTTGTATCTAGACTTAGATACAGTGATCACCGGCAATCTGGACTGGATATGGCGGTTGTCTATGGATCGATTCTGGGCAGTAAAGGATTTCAAGTTCTTGTTCCGCCCTAATCGTATTTGTTTGAATTCATCTGTCATGTGGTTTGATCCAGCAAGATGGGCACATATCTACAACGAGTTCGATCCCTCTACTGCCAGAACACGCAGCAAATATCACGGTGATCAAGATTATATCAATGAAAAGATACCTCCAGGGCAGATCAGCTATTTTGACCAGGATCGTGTGAAAAGCTGGCGCTGGCAGCTCAGGGACGGGGGATTTGACTTCAAGTCCCGTAGATATCATGCTCCCGGATCGGGCACGATACTCAACGATCTCGTGAGCTTGCTGATATTCCACGGTGACCCCAAACCCCACGAAATTGAAGATCCAAACGTGTTACAACATTGGGTTTGAACTAAATACCATACACAGATCGGATACGGCTGTTCTGTGATTTTTCAAAGTCCGGGTGCGCTAAGTTCAGCGATGGCCAGCCTGAAGCCGTGTATCAAAATTTGATATAACCCAAGGAACAAAAATGGCAACTAATCTTATCATTAGATTTCGTAGAGAAGCAGATCCAACTGCTGCTACGATCATAGTAAATGGAACACAAGTATTCAGCGGTGTGCTCGGCTCTGGCACGATCATCGGAGAAACATTCGAGACACAGCCTATCCCTGTTGATGTCAATCCAGGACAGTCGGGGTCAATGAGCATATCGGTGACGTCTGGTATCTTGAATTGCGGTGGCGTCTACAGCGATGTTTGCAATTACCCAGATTTCCGTGTGAGCTCCAGCACGCTGATCAACGGTCAACCGCCAGAATGGCCCGCTACGCCTGTTTCTCCCATGCCCGGCGGCGATGCAGAAAATCCCGATTGGGATGGCTGGTATCACGAAGTAGGTGCAGGAGAAACATTGACTTGTAACATCGATGTACCCTTACCGACTCCCGATGTATGGCAAGCCAATACAGATTATTGGGCCGGCCAAATAGTGTTTTATCAAAATAACACTTATACCACTATCGCTGATTGTAACAGCGGTGCTACCTTCAATCCAGCACAATTTACACAGGTATAAAGGTTATTTTATATCCTAAAAACCCTGCTAATAGCAGGGTTTTTTTATGGTTGACCAATAATTCTTTTTTTGTTATACTAAGAAAATGGATAAAGTATTGTGGCATGAAAACAACGATAAAAAACGGGCAAAATAGCCCGGTTGACCATAAATTACCATTTTCGTATAATATTGGTATAGCGTATAAAAAGGAGCCTAGACAAATGACGCAAGTTCAAATCCTAAACGGTACATATCGCAATCAAAGCGTGAGCGGCCTTACGTTTCCGCTGGTGCGAGATTTCCAGACTGATGCCAAAGGTGGCAATGTAGTGGTAGCCAACGATGGTGTGTTTCCTGGGATGCCGGAGCAGATACGTATCCGTGTAGAGTCAATCGATGATATCGTTTTCGTAGGAGATCGCGTGAGCAAATCAGAAAATGTAGTAGAATTCAAGATCAAGTCAGAGCCTGTACAGACAGAGACTGATGAGGAGATCATGGACCGAATCGAACAACGGTTCAACATCCTAGACGACATGACCAAGGCCACTATCGCCGGCGACATCCGCGCCATGATCGTTACCGGTCCTCCGGGCGTGGGCAAATCCTACGGCGTCGAGTTCCAGTTAGAAAAAGCCGGACTGTTTGACAACCTCAGTGGTCGCAAGATCAAATACGAAGTGATCAAAGGTGCTATGACCCCGATCGGTCTTTACTGCACCCTGTACAAACATTCCGACCCCAAGAACGTCCTGGTGTTTGATGACTGCGACTCGATCCTGCTGGACGATGTGGCACTGAACATTCTCAAGGCTGCTCTGGACTCGGGCAAGAAGCGCCGCATCCACTGGAACTCAGACAGCTCGATGTTGCGCCGTGAAGGTGTGCCTGATTGCTTCGATTTCAAAGGTTCGGTGATTTTTATCACCAACTTGAAGTTCGAGAATCTCAAGTCGAAAAAACTGCAAGACCACTTGGAGGCTTTGCAGAGTCGCTGTCACTTCCTGGATCTCACCTTGGACACCACTCGCGATAAGATCCTGCGTATCAAGCAGATCTTCCGCCGAGGCGACTTGTTCCAGGACTACGACTTTACCCCAGAACAAGGTGATGAGATCATCGAGTTTATGCAGGCCAACCATACCAAACTACGAGAAATTTCGTTGCGTATGGCTCTGAAGATCGCTGACTTGACTAAAGTCAGCCCAAATTGGAGAGCTTTGGCCGAGAACACTGTGATGAAGCACAGTTGATTTTTCCGGATAGCCATCTATAGTCTAGCTCCTAGGCTATCCGCTTTACACCGGTACCCCAAAAAGGTACCGGTTTTTTTGACTTTCGTAAATAAAGCCTGTATACTCAATAACATGCGACAGGCCATACTCACAATCACCGACGAAGTCAATGTAAAAATATCAGGACTTGAGTTAGATGCCCGTCGGACTCTGGTAAACAAATTCAAATA